AATATACAAATAATAAACTAAACTACAAACTATACCTTGCATATCTTTTACGATACAATGAAGATTCCCAAATAGTTTTAATTGGCATGTTTAATTCATGCCTGAGTTCCCAAATTCTACCGCTTAACCGTAAACACCCAAATAATTTAAGTGCATCTAATTGGGTAATAGATTTTCCTTTTTCAAGATGTTCTTTGATTTGATTAGTTTGTGATTCCATGATTTTAGTTTTAAAGTTTTACTTCGTGTTTCATGCCGTGGTTATATATTTTCCGTTTTTGTCAAAATAAAAGAATAGCACTTTTTCGTTCGTGCCGATCATTACCGAATACCCGTCCAATGTTTGACCAGCCAAAAAGTTACAATTTATCTTTAATAATGTTTTCTTTAGTAGTGTTAAGTCTGTCATAATTCTGTAACTATTATTTTTAAATATTCTTCTTTACTTTTTTGTGATGATACGGTAATCTTTATTATGATATCCCATTTGTCATCTTCAAAAATAATATCTTCAATTAGTTTAACCATGCCACCGCAAGCATTGCTGGCATCAAGCGGGTTGCTTTTAAAATAAAACTGATAATCAACTTCATATTTATTAGATTTCTTAAAAACATGCTTAAATTGGCTCTTAATCGTTAAATAGTAATTATCTTTTATTCTTTTCCTTTCAGACCAATGAATTCCAGAATACCACTTATTTAAACTTACTTTTTTTAAATCTCTCAATATAATTTCTGTGCATTTCTTTGAGATATTCGAGATGTTGTTTTTTGTCTCCATATTCTTCATGTTCTTCCCTTGTCATTGCCATTAGGTTTTCAATATTATCTTTTTCTTTACTTCCTCCCATGCCTCTACACTCTATGTGATTTATATCTACAGCTGGAAGTCCAGATAGTTCACTTACACAATTATGCCAACCAGAAACAGGATCAAATTCAATATCAAAGAAGTCAAAATAGATTTTAGTGTGCTTTTGCATTGCTTAATATTCATTTATCTTTTTGTGTATTTTCTCAACCCTTCTCAAAAAACGATGCCTAGAAAAATATCTCCAGTCTGTTTGATTATCATTTTTAATCTTATTAACACCATGCAAAACAGAAGCATGATCTAATGGGTCTTTAAACAGCATTCCACAATGCTCTTGAGTATATCTTTTATGTTCTCGAAAATAATAAAAAGCCAAATATCTCGCCCAAACAATTTTTGGTGACCTTCCCTTATTTTCCATGTCTTCAATGCTTATGCCCACACAATCAGCAGCAAGTAATTTAACCTCAAAGTCAGTAAGAAAATGTTTATGTTTTTTTTCACCATTTGCAATTTCAAATATCTTTATTGCATCTTCTCCAATGATTTCTGCAACCTGTATATTGTTAATAAATATGCGGCACGTTGTTTCTTTGTGATAATATTCATATCTAAACAAAGGCACTCCAGGCAGGTTGTGATTGCTCATGTCAATATATGAAATGGCTTTATTAAATGATTTATCCATTGTTAATAACCTTTCTTAATGTTTACATAAATATAAAATAATAAAATAAGTTATTAACTATTTCGTAACTTGCTTATATTTATTCATTATCGCCTTTTGTACATCGCTTTTAGTAGCAACCTGTGGGATTTCCGACAATAATTCAAATACATCTTCAACCATACATTTTATCAATGTCCTTTTTGGTGTTATGCCTTTTAATGCAAAATATGTGAATGTTCTTTTCATTGCTTTTTCTTTTTAGTGTTGCATTTCATTATGATTTCAATGTCAATAGGATTAACTTTTAGCTCATCACATATTTCAATAAACTTTTTGTCTCTATCTTCATATATTGACTTTCTTAACTTTTCAAGTCTCTTGATTTTGACAACTATATTTTTGTCAATCTTCATTATTTTTGAACAGGCATTTGCCCTTCTTTTAGTTATTCTTTCCATTGTATATTTATTTAGATTGTTTTGTTTGGAGGGTTAACTTTAAATTACCAGGGCAAATCATTATTAGGATCGTCTTCTGGATTAGGAATATTACTCACATCCCTTTTGTCTTTTGCATATCCGTTTTCATGCACAATTTCATTTGCCGTTTTAATTTCATCTATTTTCCAAGCGTTTAAATTGTGGAACCATTTCTCATTGTATTCTCTGGATTCAACATTGAAGGAAATATCTACAACACTCCCAATATTAATACTGTCCAATAGGCTTGTTTTATCACCAAACAAAGTAAAACATACATCTTTTGGATATTTTGGATCATCTGTTTTTATTACAAATTCTTGCCTGTTCCATTCTTTTCCTGCTTTGCTTACGCCTGACTCTGGATTAAGCACTTTTTCAAGTGTACCTCTAATTGTTAATTCGCTCATAATGTTTTTAAATATTTAATTTCAGTTAATATTTCTTGTTTTGCTTCTTTTATTCTTTCTGATATTGCATCAATCATATCATTGTCACGTATTACAGTTAAATCTAATGCGGGTAGGTGTGGGTGATATGAATTAAATACATTAAATTCACGACCAGAAACAAATAATTCAAATTGCATTTGTTTGTAATATCCTGAATCAATTTTGTATAAAATCGCATTGTCGGATAATCCTTTCTCTTTTAGTTCTTTGTATTTATGAAGATATTCCCTTTGTGTATTGAAAATAGGACATTTGGCTTGATATAATCCTTTTTCTCCTATAAGACCATCAGGAGAACACAAAACCCATTTATCAAGTTCTATGACCCCAATTATAGCAACGTCATTAAATGACCTAAATTCATAATCATCACGTGCGATTGGTTCAAATTCATGCCCCCTTTCGGTATATTGATTTCCTACGAATGATTTACTTTCTGTTTGTTTGCCAGTTATCCTTTCTTCAATTATCCGATTAATCAAATTCTGGTAACCTTTATTCTTTTTATCCATCAATAAATCAGCTGCGGTGGATGCACTGAATTTTGCTACCTTTATTTCAAACCATTCCTCAGAATTTTGGGTGATGTCGTATCTATATTGTAGCATCTTTTAGCTTTTGTTCATTTTCAACTGTCAAATCATATCTCTTTTTAATACCCTCAATAGTACCATCTTTTTTAAGCCATTCAATAGCTTTGTTCCATTCTGGCATAGATGGGACAAGATTTGGTTTTTTCAATTGTGGTTGTTTTGGTTTTATTCTAAATCCTCCAACTGTTTCACCTTTCATTTTTATAGTTGGATCAATGTACAATTCAATTGAAATATTTTTCCAATCTTCAACCATTGGACTATTGTTTGGAACAAATGACCTAATTGTTTTCCCGTTTATAGCATTAATTACCATAGGTTTAATGTCCTCTTTAAAAAATGCTATGTTTGCACTAATCCTCTTCCCTGCAACTACTATCCCAGAATTTCTTTCTCCTGTTAATACATATTGCTTTACTTCTTTGATAGTAAATATGAGTTTTGTTCCTTTTTCTATAAGTTCCTCCAAATCAGCAACCCCTAAATGGTCTGATTTGAATACGTTTCGATAATGTGTTTTCTTTTCTTCGCTCATTTTATTTAGTTTTATAGTTCGATTTCTCTTTCACAATGTGGACAAACAGGAGTATCATTATACCATAATAAGTCATCCTCTTCTAAATCACTTTCGCAGTGTTGACAATAATATTCGCTTTCCATTGTTTTAATATTTAAGTTCAGTTAAAATCCTATTAAACCTTCTTTTCCAGTAAGCAAGTGCCTTTGTTCTTATTTCTTGCTTATGTTCCCATTCGGCATCAGTCCCGAATATCATAAAAGCACGATCCTTTTTGTAATTAAGTTGTTTTTCAACAAACTCAATATTGCCTTGTACAGCATGAAGTTTTTCTATATTGTCAAACCTTTTCATAGCCTATCTTATATTAATTAAATATTTCGTTAAATTCATTCTCGATCTCATTTAAAATTTCTTCTGGAAGGTCAATATCTTCATCCTCAAAACAACCAGTGCAATCATAAATAATTAACCTAGGTTTTGATCCTTCTAACTCCATGAAACCTTCTGTAACTAATATAAAGTCCTCTTTGAATTGAATTTCACTATGAAAAGAACCTTGTTCTAATCCTGAAAGTTCTTTTGCTACTGTATAAGCTGAATAGTTTTCCATTTTAAATATTTTGTTTTTTGATTTCAGCCTCAGCATTTTTCTTTGATCCAATTACCCACATGACAAATTTGCCATTTACAAATATATCATGTCCTTTGCCTCTTTTTTTGTATTCTATTTTCATAATATTTATGTTTTAAAGTTTCTGCAATTTAGTTATATAGATTATTCTAATAAATGATATTTGTCATGTTTTCTATAAATGGTCAATATCTATAAGTTTCCATGTTATTCCATCATCCATATAAATATAATTAACTAGGTCATATACTACCATTTCATCTTGTTTATTGAAATGATTTTCAGGATCAAACCACTTAGTCAAAAATGGTACATTGTTATTTGTAGTAATTAAATATCTCATTTTGTTTTTAATTTGAATAAACCGCAAGTATTATTACCCCCTTTTGGTTCGAAAAATCGTTTTAACACAAGAGGGCATTTTGCATATTTTGAACACTTTTTGCAATTGCCTACCATTATAATTTAGATAAAAATTTTTCAAATTCACTTTCAATAGTCTCTAAAATAGAGTTATATTTCTCATCTTTATAATAAGCACCTATTACATTTTCATATATCCATGGTAATTGTTCTCTTATATAGTTTTCAAAACGTTCCTGAGACATATTCCCAAATGCAATTGATTCATATTCTATTAACTTAACTCCATTTGCAAATGTAAATACCTCTTCATAATCACCTTTCAATATCTTTAACCAATTATGGAAATGTTTTTTAGGTATTTTGCTTTGAAAAGAATTAGGCATATATCCCCAAATGAAATTAATTAAAACAAAATAACATTGATGAAATTTATAGTCCCTTGGTGTTTTAAGCCCAAATAATGCACTTTCGCCTATTCCCATCGAATTACATAGATCAAAAGCATTTTGGTTAACAGGGGCAAATAAAAAGCCACCAGTATATGATAATTCTAGTATGTTGTCAAATTCTGACTTTTTCATAATTATTTCTGTATATAAGATAAAAACCTACGCCCACATAAATCAAACCCAATCATCTTCTTAGCTCTGTATTGCACAGTTCTTTTTTTCTTTCCTTTTAAATCTGCATAATCAGAACAAGAGG